CATGTCCCTCGCCTACCAAGCCGGACTCAAGGCTGGAAAGGAATCAATCGAAGAAGCCAAGTAACAGACCCAGCTCCAGCCCTCCAAGGCTGGGGCTTTTTGGGTGTCCGGACACAACGTCCGGTCACTAACACACAACCAACCAAAACACACAATGCAAATAAACATACCAGTAGAAATATACGAGACGGATTACGTCTTATTCAATACCGCCAAGCAACGACCTGTTGAAGGCTTCGACACCATCTATTCATACGAATCCGTAGTGGCTTTGTTCAACAACGGATTCCACCTAGAGGAGGACGAAGAATTCTTCCGCATGACAGACCTGCCAAAGGATGTCTTACTTAGCTACGCCAAACACATATTCACCAAGGAGGAATCATGAAAACAATAGAGTTATTCAGCATTCGCAACCTCGTTACAGACGAGATCGTCCGCAACCAAATGTCAAAGGCAGGAGTCGATGAGACACTCCGAGTCCTAGAGAGCTACGGAGTCGACACTTTCGTTGACTTCGCCGTCGAGAGCGAGGGTCATTTTACATATCGTGAAGTGACCACCAAGTACAACTCCATGTCACAGGCTGACATCGACAACGGGGGCGACAATGACCCCTACGAATTAACCCACAGAATCTATACGCCAGTCAATGGCATGACACACCATGAATAAATCAGTACAACAATCCGCAGACTCCATCCTCAAAGCAATCGACGCACTCACCGAGGTGCGTTCGATTTTACACGAGACAATCGACAGCCCTTACTTCAAGGGCGATGTCATCGCAGTCCGTGACAGATACGACGAGGTCGACTCAATCATCGACGACCTCGAGTCCGCACGGGAATACGTCGAGAACATCAACCTCGACTTCTAACTATTATGCACAACCACACATACTACCTACGCAAAGCAAGCGAACACTTCCTCGAGGAGTACATCCCTCATTGCTGGGATGCCCTCGATCCCGAGAGTCAGCTTAATTGCATCGTCTGGAATATCGCCGACCGCTACCAACACCTCGGTCCTAAGTTCATCCTAGACGAGATGATTGACCTGTCATACTTGATCGAACAGTGCTGTCTCCGTGAACGCAGGGAGACACTCGAAGAGGTCAAAGACAGGATCAGTCCATCCGAAGAACTAACCGGAGTCATCAACGCATCGTGATTCCTCATAATTCCTTATGGAACTTCTATCCCCTTACTGAATCCGACCCGCCCTTGCGGGGGCGGTCGGTTCTTTAAGTGAGACGGGGTTCCTTAAGTAACGAAACCATCAACACCATGTCAAATCAGAAGCACATATCAAAACAGAAACCAGAAAACATCGAACCCAAGGTCACTTGCTGGAAAGAAATGCCGGAGGCAAAAGAAATCCTTGCATTCCTACAGTTCTTAAACCATCGTGCTACGGATGAACACGTAGTCAACCTGCCCGAAGGCAGCTACGATTTTCTTAACCACATACATCAATGCAACCAAACGACGACATACCATTAGTATACAAAGGCCGAAGCTCGGCCTTTTTCTCCGCTATAACTTTACTGATCTCCATTCTGGGGATCGGGATCATAACCATCATAGCAACCATAATACACCTATGCAACTAGACATACACACATACCCGCAAGGGCAGCAGCTTTCCGATGGGGAGCTAGTACAACGCCAAGTCATCCAAAACGGGCGGCTTGTTTTCACGGACGCTTACTTCGGCGAACTTTCGGATGGTGACAGGTACATCATCCCAAGTCAGGTAGAGATGCCTCTCGCCAGTGACACCGAGATCCTTGACTTCCTAGTCAAGAACCAGCCGAAGATCGGTTGGACTGTCACGGAGTTCAAGTGGAGAGAGGAGTCCTGTGTTCACGCATTCAACCGTGACGATATGGAAGACATCGGCGAGCGACTGTTCGATACTGGGGACACTGCCGACATGCTCGGAGCGTTCAGAGAGTTGTTCACCGAGATCATTAACGATGTAGAACTGTAACTCTAATTTGACACCAAGGGTGGGGCTCGCTTGTATGCGGGCTCCACCTTTTTTTATGGCTCACTTCTACAACTGCGAGGTCATCAGTGACCCAACATTTAATCCCGATATTGAAACTCCGGCACAGGCACGGAAGCACCGCAAGGTGTACCCGTCCGTGACGACAGTCCTCGGCATCGTAAAGGATGCTTTCTTGGACAGCATATACAAGCCACGCATGATGGCTCAACTAGCTAGGGAGAAGCCGAACCTTCACTGGAAGGACATCGAACGGCTGACCTACGGCACACGGGAGCATCCGATAACAGGAGAGACGATCGAGTCCTCCGAGTTCGGCACTACCGTGCATAAGGTGATCGAAGATCACATAAACTATTTCTGGTTCCAGCAGGGGCAGCACCCCGAGGACACCGCTTGGAACAAGTGGGCTGAACCATTCGTCCAATGGGTAGAAGCCACTGGTGTCAAGCCTATATCCTGCGAAAGGGTCGTCGCTAATAACAGGATCAAGATAGCTGGGAGCGTGGACTTCATTGGTCACGATGCGGACGGCAAACTATTCCTAGCTGACTATAAGTGCAGGGCGAACACCAAGGGCAAGGCTAAGGTCTACGACAAGGACTGCCAGCAGTTAGCTATCGAGGCTTGGATGCTACAGATGGAGCATAAGCTCGACTACCTGCCAGCCTGCCGATCAGTGATCGTTGACTGCGACACCGCCGAACATATGCACCACGACTGGCCGAAGGATGACCTGCTCAAGGGCATCAAGGTTGCCAAGAAGTGCGCCGAACTTTACTGGATGCTGAGGATGTAATGAGACTCAAGTACCATGACTACATAGACCAAGCCGAGGTCGGTGCAATCCGTTTCGACGGCTACGATTCCGCCATTCTGGGATTGGATGACAACGGATTCCTTGTGTACGATTACGACAAGATGGTACGCATACCTATGGAGCAGGGCATGAGCATGCAGGAAGCAATTGAATGGCTTGACTACAATGTACTTTGTATAATGGGTGGACAGGGCTTCACTGTACTGTACCGATGAAGAAACAATTCGACCAGTCCCTTTTTGAAAAGCACGATGCCGCCGCCAGAGCGGCTACATCTGCCTTCATTCGGGATCGAGGTTGGGAAGTCCGAGAGAACCCGGACATCTACGCACAGGATCTCATAGCCACCAAGGGTAACGCCGAGTTACTCATTGAGTGCGAGGTCAAAGTAGTCTGGGATGGCGGTGCTTTCCCCTTTGATACAGTGCAGCTACCCGAGAGGAAGAGGAAGTTCTTCACCCCGAATACAATTTTCTTTGTATGGAATAAGGATCTATCCGATGCCGTTTACTTCTCGGCACGGGACATTCAGGGACTCAAGCCCGTGCTGGTCTCTAACAAGTACATCAGATCCGGCGAGTACTTCTTTCAAGTACCGATGAATGTAACCAAGCTAGTCAGTAATGCACCAGTACAGGATTCAGTACAGGAGAACTGATATGCCGGAGGGTTACATCGGGCGTGCGGTCAAGCACGCTCGGGACGAGAAGGAGGCAATGAAGTACATCGGCAGCAGGCCGGACAAGAAAGGTTTCTTTAGATTAAAACGAGGTGGAGTCGCCGAACTTATATCAATTAACAAACTATGAACAACACACCGTACCCACCACAGAACAAACGAACCTGTAATCTTTGTGCTGGGACTTATTACGCTAAGGGATTATGCAAAAAGTGTTACGGTAGGGCAAGCCTCATCATAAATCGTAATACTGTTCTAGAATACTTTGGAGAATGGAAGTGCCAAGCCTGTGGGTTCGAGGGGGAGTCATACCAGTTTGATTGCCACCATGTTTACCCAAGTACAAAACTTAGTTCGCCCTCACAGATGAAAGGAATGAAGTGGCAAAAGGTAGTGAATGAACTTAACAAGTGTGAAATGCTTTGTGCCAATTGCCACAGAACTTACGATGCCATATATACCCTCAAGTAAATTAGCCAAGTGGCGTGAAGCCAACAAGCCGGGTCGATGCCCGATACTGAATGATCGGAAGTCGGACTGGGTAGTTGACCACGACCACAGAACCGGAATGGTTCGTGGTGTCATTTCACGGATGGGCAACAGTCTCCTCGGAAAGATTGAAAACTTCCTGTACCGGAGGTGCGGCCAATCCCCCGAAAATTTCTCCAGCATTCTTAGAAACATCGCCGACTATCTGGATCAGGAAAGTACAGATGTCCTTCACCCCGTGGGTCTTACACAACTTACCAAGCGGTTTGCCTACAACTTGACAGCCGAAGAACAATACCAAGTATTACGTGACTTAGGGGCTGACCAACGAACCCTTGATTCACTTACCAATTCCAAGCAACGGGAGTCCTGCTTCCGGAAGCTAACCAAACAAAAACATGAGTCATAACATACGACAAAAATTACAGGGGATACAGTCCTCTTTGAAAGCCCCGAAGGGGCAGACCAACAAGTTCGGAGGGTACAAGTACCGCTCCTGTGAGGACATCCTCACCGCACTGAAACCCTTGCTCCAAGAGTGGGGCTGCGCTCTGACAATCTCGGACACAATCGTAGAGGTTGGTGGTCGAGTATACGTCCGGGCTGATGCCGCAGTGTACGACACTGGCACGGAGGGAGATTTTCTCTTCTGCGCCGGATACGCCCGTGAGGCAGAGATGAAGAAGGGTATGGACGATGCTCAGATTACTGGCTCCGCTAGTTCCTATGCTCGCAAGTACGCACTCAATGGTCTCTTCGCTATTGACGATACGAAAGATCCGGACGCTGTCAATACGCACGGGAAGTCCCCATCACAATCACCTGAACACGCAGGATTCTAATTATGTTTACATCATGCAAAGATATAATCGTGCTTCAGTCACAGATCGACGATCTTAGATCCGAAGTTAAAGCATTCAAGAAGAACGTTCTTGAACACGTAAAGCTCCTGACGGAGACCATGGAAGAGAGGGATGAGTCCACGAAGGAAGTCATCTATGCACTTAAAGACGGTTTCGATAACCTGAACAAGTGGGATGACATGACACGCAGTAAGATACGGGCGATCCTCAATTACATGAACGTAGATATTCGTCACCCATCCAGCGAATATGAAATCGTTAAGAACGAAGAACCCGTCGAGCAAATCTCAACCGATAACCAATAATACATATGAAATACAAAGCCAATACAGGACTCCTTGGAGTCAATGATCGCAAGGAAAAAGAAACGCACCCGGACTACAACGGCAAAGTCTATGTCGATAAGCCGGGCCTCTACTACCTGAAGGGGTGGAAGAAGACAGCTAAGAGTGGCAGTCCCCTGCTATCCTTGGCACTGGACTACGCCGATGAGGGCAAGCAAGCGGAGGCACGGGACACCTACGAGGTTCAAACCTACGGGCCTTCCGCTGCTTCCGTAGCACCGGCCATGACCACCTCGGATACCGTACCGTTCTAAAATGAATGAGTTCGATAAGGTCTGGTGGGCTGAGTTCCGTGAGCAGGAGGTTGATTACATAATGAACCTTACTGCGAAAAAGAACTCGGACTATACTGGTGGGGAGACTAACGACAATCCGTTCGCTAACTTCGATTCCAGTGCAGAGTTCGGGGTTGACCCACTCATAGGCATCTGCATTCGTATGCAGGATAAATTCCAGAGAGCTAAGGCTTTCTGTTCCGATGGCTCCCTCTCGGTGAACTCCGAGGGGGATAAAGCCAAGGACATTTTTCGGGATCTCATTGGTTACTCATTGATAGCCATAGGGATGCTGGAAAGACAGGGTTAGTTGAAACGTCTTATGGTAGGATGCTTGGCCTCTCGTAACTCGGCGGGGGGTCAAGTATCTCTATCCTATTTATTTAAAACACATGAACGAACACATATCAGAAGCCACCGAAATCACCCTTAACCTTTACGATTCAATTGATTCGTACAAGTTCACTCCAGAAGTGCAGGTGAAATACAAAGCTCTTGGTCAGTGCTTACGTTCAATCATGGAGATACTTCAGGATGAACGAAGAGAACGCACCACCGCATAACTTAGAAGCCGAGACTAGCCTGATCGCATCCTGTCTGGATGCATCCGATTCGTCAGTCTTCGACACCGCATCAACCATCGTCAACGCTGGCGATTTTTATTCAGCACGTGGGAGGTTCCTCTGGGAAGCTCTCCACAAGCTGGCCAACACTGGGTTGCCCCTCGACGAGATCCACCTTTGCGAGGCCCTGAAGGGGTCAAATACGCTGGATGAGATCGGGGGAGTAACAGGTATCGTATCCCTCATGGACTCCGCTACAACGGAGTCACAGGCCCTGCATTACGCTAGGCTGGTAGCCGAGAAGTCGAACCTGAGAAAACTTATCCGGGAGTGCCGGATCGCTCAGGAGAAGGCGACCAACGAGGGCCATGAGTTCAATGACATTCGGTCCGAACTCGAGACCAATGTCCTCGAGATTAATTCACGTGACTCAGTTCGGTACAGCGTCAAGGAGTCCTTGGACTCCATCGTATCGGACATCGAACTAATGCAGTCCGGTGAGTACGTAGCCGATGTAGTCAAAACAAATGTCGGCAGGCTGGACGGGTTGCTAGGAAACGGGGGAATCGCCGCCGGGGAAGTGCTTACACTTGCAGCACCCACCTCCTGCGGGAAGTCAGCACTCGCACTGTACATTACAGCGAGAACTATGATCGACCAAGGGACACCCGTTGCTTACTTCTCCTTCGAGATGCCACAGAAACAACTGATGAAGCGTATGGTTCAGTCCATATCAGGAGTGAACATCCGTTCCATTGAGCAGGGTTACGCTACACCGCAGGACATCACAGCCTTCAGTGAAGCGACTGACCGATTAGCGGGGCTACCTATCAGTACTGTTCATTCAGCCAAGGGTGCTGATGACCTCGCCAGTCAGGCCAGATACCTAGTCAGGAAGAAGGGCGTTAAGCTCATCGTCATTGACTACCTCCAACTGATCGGTTTTAACTCAAAGTTAAGCAAGGCAGAGGGGATCGCTGGCATCAGCCACAGGATCAAAGAGATAGCACTGGACCTCAACGTCTCAATCGTACTGCTCGCTCAGGTAAATCGTGAAGGAGCCAAGAGGGAGACAGGCCTAAGCCTGTACGACCTCAAGGACTCCGGAGATATTGAGAACGATGCCGACATCGTGATGCTTATGTGGCCTCACAAGGGAGATGTTGAATCCAGCAAGGACAAAGATTACCGAGGCCCTTACACCGGACTCTCTTACAAAATAGCAAAGAATCGTGAGGGTGAACGTGACGTTGGGGACTATTTAAAATTCTATCACCAAACAGGAAGGTTTATGTAATGCATATCAATGACGAATTATTCTTCAACGACAGGAGCCAGCAGGGTAAATTTCTGGACTGGGCGCACGAGAGAATCAAAAAAGAAATCGAGGACATCGAGTACATGGAGGAGGAGTACGGCACGGCTGAGTGGACAATCCCAACGGGCCAAAGAAGGCCCAGCCCCCGGCTGACTGATGAACAGAAGTTACAACTTATTGAGAAGGTGGACGGGCTGCGTAATGATGGGTACACCTATCGACTGGCTTGTGAGTGCTGCGATGTAGCGCATTCGTCGTACACCAAGTGGAGAAAGCAGTTCGGCTTACCGGAATACAAACAAGGGGGTGCAGGGATTTCGACTTAACCTCGGTTAAGGACGCTGGTTCGACTCCAGCCACCTCCACCAACCTCTAACTTGACAAATTAAACACAAATACCTAGCTTGCATTTATGAATGAAAACCTAGAACGCATACAGACTCAGATCGAAATGATCCGCAATGAGTCCCGTATCCTATCGTACCGCATCGAGCGTATGACCGAGCAACGAAAGGAACTACAGGACGAAAAGCGTAGACTCAAAGAACTACTGAGTACGTATACTGTATAATATTTCCGAGGCCGGGTGTGTGTTCCCGTTGTGGGCCTCGATTGGTGGTGACCCCATCCTCCTGCTCATACGGGGGGGTGGGGTTTTTTATAAA